TGCGTTGTGGATACGCGAAAGCGCAGCGGGCAATAAATATATGTCAGCTTCGATCAGCGATCCTATGCCACCAAAGCAACAGGAAGCCGCACCCGCAGAAATGCAGCCTTTAGCAGATGCGATCCCGTTCTAAAAAGAAACCAACCTATGCACCGGCCTCAAATGCACAAGGTCGGTGCGTATGGTGTAACAAGACCCTGCGCTTTAGCGATCCCGATTGGGTTGTGGATGGCGCAAAACAAATTCTGCATCTTGGATGTTTTAGGGAAAGATTGGATATTTTAAATGCAAATCGAAAAGAACGTGCCGATCCCACCAGCGGGTCGCAGCAAAATCGAAATCATCAATGATATGGAAATTGGTGATAGCGTGCTTTGCGAAACATATGAACAGGCAATGTCATTGCGTGACGCACTGCGTTATCGCGGCCTAAAATACACCACCCGCAAAATGGATGACGCTGGTGGTTGGCGGGTTTGGCGGCTGGAATAGCCGCCTTACTTTTTGCCGAAAAACTTGCTTGCTGAACGCATACCAAAGCTGGCTGCAACGATAGTGCCAAGCGTGTATTGATAATATTGCGGCATTGCCTCAAGTGCAGTAAACCCATCAGCAACAACAGCCCTGCCCCAATCACCGCAAAATGCCAAGATCAACGGTATGCTGAACAGAATGGTTAGCCATTCATCTTTCCAGCTTGTTGATGTGGCATCAGCCATCTTTAAATCCCAATCAATCTCGCCAGTGGCTTGCTTTTGAGCAACGATGGCCGCTGCTTTGGCTTGTGCGACCTTTGTTTCTGCCGCTGCCTTGCTAGTTTCAACCTTGCCTTCAAGCCACGTTGACGCAAGATTTGCCAGCGGTGATATCAATAAATTAAGCATCTGATAAAGCCCTCATCCTATCAATTAACCGGCCAGCGCGGTTTGGCACTTGCCTTGCCCATTTGCTATCTGCCATCTGCGTTGCCGCTTCATCATAGTCATAATTAGCTATAGCTGCACGACACTTTACGAAACGACCAAAACGACTGCGGCCTAGGTTAAACGCCATATTCGCTAAGATTAGCTGGCATTCTTCCGGCAGATCATCCCAATTTTCAAACAGCGACCGGCAATCTTCCACAGTGACAGCGATATCAAGCGCAAATAGCTGGCGACAGCGTTCCGGTGTGATCTGCGTGCCGACAGGTCTGCCGTGTTCCGCATCAGCTTCACGGATCAAATGCCCGATGCCGACAGTGGGCAAGCCCAAATGATCCAAATAAACATCTAGCCGCACGCCCTCATCGCTGGCTATTTCTTCGCGTAATTGATCCATATTCATCGTCTCATCTCCAAAACGTAATCAACCGCTTTATGCCAGCTTTCAACTTCCGCTTCAGCCGTAAACCGCGATGGCGACAGTCGCTTCGTACTTTGTAAGCACAACTTTGCGGTGGGCAAGAACAAGCAACGTCTGTGCGATGGATCACCGGCAACCAAAGCATAAATATCAAAATCCCTTGCACTGTGCTTGCGCTTGACTTTGCTGCCGTGTGCAAGCTGAAATTGGTAAGACGGTTGCCGATGCGGTCTTTGATGAAGCGTCGAAGTTTTAACTTGCACCGACAAATAGCTATCAGCATCGAAAGCCACCAGATCGACAGCCGTTTGCTGACACAATGAAACCTTATGCGTTCCAATCGAAATAATAGCCGCTGCAGCAAGATATTCCCCCATCAAGCCAATTGTGACTGCACTATTTAACAATGACACCAGCCGTTGCTGTTAATACGCCGATAAACAGGCCAATGATAACCACAACCAGCCCGACAGCAATAGCCCCAACTTTGAAATTTTCAAACATCTCTTGCTGACGTTCGCGTTCTATCTTTCGCTGCGCTGCTTGCGCTTCTTTGGCTTGCTGAATACGCTTTTGCCGTTCTGCCAGTATAGCTGCCCAAGTGCCGTGACCAAAACGAAAGTCAACCATTCGCGCCACTTCGGCAACCTGTTCCGCTGCCAGCTTTGCGTCAATCATTTCCTTTGCAACAGACTGCACGCCAAATTGGTCAGCCAGACCCATACCGGTCTTTTTGTTGCTGGCCTCTTGAACTTGCTTTTGGCCGGTAAACATCGCATCAATCTGACCGGCGATTTGCCCGATATCTTGCGCGGTGGATATGTTGCTTTTTATGAAATCTACGCTGCTTTTAAGAAGCGCGATACCCGTCAGCGCGGTCGAAATTGGTTCCATTGGTGAGCTGCCCCTTTTTTAAAGGCTGACACCGCCATTTAGTCGGCATCAAGTTAGCGATACTCCCAATGTCCTTTGCCATAATCATAGCGCGGGATCGGCAAGCTTCCCGCGTTTCGCTGTAAATAAACGAATGGTATTCTGTGCAATCAGTCGGTGCGCCAATAACGCAAGCTAGAACGATTGCTTTAAACATCGTCTTTTCGGCCAGTTAAAAACTTGACGGTGTCAGTTTCCCACAACCTAACACAGACCCAAGCCAAACTTAGCAATGCGGTTGCTTCCGGCACAATATCCATCATTGCCGTGACGGTTACGCTGCCAGCGGCAACATCAACAACGACCTTTGTTTCTTCGTTCATAAGTCACCTATGGTTTTGTCGGCCAAGTTATGTTGTCGGGAAATCCAGCCTGCGCTGGCACATCCCGCAACGCTTGCCGATATGTTTGCCAAGCTGCCTTGTTGCTATCAGACAAAGGGCTGTCCGGCATTACCGTCCAATCACAATATTTCAACCAACCATCGCGCTCTGACCTAACATCGTTTTCTTTTTGTGCATCAGTGCGGTCATCAGTTACAACTTTTCTAGCAAAAGCTGACCCATCGTATGTGCCACCAATCTGTGTTTCGGCAGTGGCTAAAATCAAGCCACGTTCCGCAGCAACATTAGCATCTGCCACTGATATATTGACGACAATCCCATTTTCCACTTGTGCGTATTTAGCCATTAAATCACCTATTCGTATTCGTAAATTACGACAATGCCATCAGCGCCGTCACCGCCAGCATAATTGGTTGTGATATTATTTACTGCGGCACCAGAACCGCCACCGCCATAGTTGCGCCCGTCAAAACCATTGTTATCAGCTTGACGACTTCTTTCACCGCCGCCAAAAAAACTGCTTCCACCCATCCCAGACGCAACCTCGCTTGCGGATGTTCCCCCAGCAACACCATAACCGCCAGCAGTGCCAGTAAAAACGTGGTCTCCTGTTGTGCCACCACCAGCTTGACCACCATAGGTCATCCTAGTATTGCTTGGCGCAGCGGCAGTGCTGCCACCACCGCCATCGCCACCAGTGGCAACGGCGTGTGAGCCGAAAGATGTTGTACCACCATCGCCACCACTGTTTGCGCCAGCTACACCAGTGCCACCAGCCCCAATAGTTACAACTTCAGTTGCACCTAAAGATGACACTAGCGTAATGGCACAACCGCCACCGCCACCGCCACCACCTACAGCGACGGTAGTACTGCCTTGACCATCAACGCCCCCACCAGCCCCGCCGCCGCCAACAAGCTGAACAAGAACCTTAGTTGTGCCTGCCGTTGGAGTGTATGTGCCGGATGCTGTGAATGTTTGGATGCCGGTAAGAGTGTCACCCCCGGCACCGGCTGAAGGGCTTGCAGTATCGGCAGACTGATCAACATCAAACAGATCAATCCAAGCGTCATTGTCTGCATTGCGCTGTTTCAACTTGTTGGCAGTCGTATCATACCAAAGCTGATAAGCATAAGTCGTGCTTGGCGCAGTCGCACCGCTATTTTGCGAAACAATCGCCCCGAACGCATTGTTCAAATCTGTGCGCGTGGCTGGAAAAGTCTGGTTTTCAATTACATAATCGTGCTGTGACATTTAAAACCCCGTTGCAACATAATCAAACAATCTATCCACCGCCACATCGCTGCTATTGTAAAACGTGATAGTGAAACCCGTTGCTGATTTATTTGTTATACCATAATAGTCGCCAGATTGCATATCCCCAACCGAAATCGACACCGCACGCAACGCCTTAAACGCATTTGTGAACGTGATCGCTTTTGCACCAGCACCGCTTTGAATATCATTGTCGCTTTCTGTGCGGGTTGGCAGTTTGATCTGCGCGACCAGTTCCGAAATCGCTGGTGTTTCTTGGCTGTCAATGCTTGTTAATATAGCCCTAAACCGAAAAGCCCTTGCTGTATAGCTGCCGACCACGAATTGACGGTATGCCGTCCACGTTGGCGAACCAGCCGGATCATCTTGCGTTGTGCTGACATACAATTCAACATCAGCGGCGGCTGTGGCCGGTGTGCCGGTATGCTGCGAAAACTGCGTAAATTTGAGCGTTGCGGATGCTTGCGCCGTGAAAACAGCCGTCAAATCAATATAATTTGAAAAATCATATGTGCCGCTGGACGCAATGTTCCCCAAGCCGCCACCAAATAAGCCAGTTGCATCGTCAAAGTTGCCAGCCACGCTATCGAACAGATTGGTCGTGTCCAGTCGCAGCGTATCATCAACCACGACGCAAGTTGTCTTGCTGCCAGTGAATGTTGTGTGTTCTGTTAAAGTGTCAGATACATTCAAATCAATTTGATCCACCAGTGCAACGCTTGACGCTTCATTTGCTGAATAGAACCCAAATTTATCAACCGCCTTGATCAAATATGTACCGGTCTGCGCTGGAACCGTTATTGATGTGGCTGGACGCGATACCTTTTTTGCAACAGTTCTAGCGTTGTCAAATGTCGCACCGGTCGTCAATGGCGAATGCCGGATCACATAATGCGATAAATCACCATCTGGCACTGCCGTCCAAGTCAAATCGGCTTGCTGGCCGTTGATGTTGACGCTCAGTGCTGTGATATCGGATGGCACTGCGGTTGTGCCGGAAATGGTGTGCTGTGCGGTTGCGTATTCAGATGTGACATTCAGATTGTTTCTAATCCTTGCGCGAATATCATATGTGCCGCCATTTTTGACATTGATCAAAGTGAAACGCGATCCAGATGAACGGCCAAGCGTTTTATATATGGTTTCAGTTGACAGCTTTGCTTCGACCTCAAAATCACGCGCATATACTGACGTTGATGAAACATCCACGACCAAAACCGAAATGGCTTGCTGATTGAACAATTCCAGATCATCAGATGCCGTGATTGTTGGAACCGGCAAATCAAACGGGTTTGGCAGATCGGTGTCATCATCTTCAAAGTCTTGTTCTTCAGCATTCCAATCGTAAACCGCGCTGTTTGTTTCAATCAAAGCGCAATCAACAAATGCTTCTTTGTCGTTGAAAGCCAACTTCCAGCTTCCAACCTCAAAAACCTTTTGCGACCAGCCCAGCCGCGCATTTGTAATCATCACAGTGTCACCCACGTTAAACTGAAACGCTGACATTTTGAAACGTGCGTTGACCGCAATCTCTTGCCGACTGCGGAATAAATATTGCTTTGCAATCCGCTGCGCCATCCGGCGATCGCTGGTGAATGGCAAGTTCAAGTTCAATATGCGTTCTTCGTTCAAATCATCAGATTTAAACGTGGCATTTGTGATTGGTGGATAGTCAGTCGTTTCATACTGCGTGCGCGGGCTGATATATTGCCCTTTGACAGTGTTGAAGCTTTCACGACCGCTGTTGGCTGTTGTAATCGTCAAGCCGCCAGCAAGGTCATCTTCATCAAGCGTAACGGTTGGCGTGACATATGCGCCAGCTTTTATTTCCCATTTACCGTTTGAATAGTATAATGCGCCACCCAAGCTCGTTAGCATTTTACGCAAATTGGATCTTGGCGAATCCGCAGTGTCAATCACGCCATCAAACAAATATCGTTTCTGTGTGCCGCCACCAGATATTGCAACATTTTCATCGCAAATGTTGGCCGCTGCAATAAAACTAGTGTCGTCAATTTCTGAAGCAGATGCACCAAGACCATATGTTGCATCAGTCAAATAATCACGAATGACCAGTGCTGGGTTTTGTGAATAGGCGGTTGATGTTGTGCGCGGATCATAAACCCTTCGACCCTTAACAATTGCTGACACGTTTGGAATGCCGCCATCACCAAACGCTTTTTCATCAAACTGCAATCGCACATAAATATACGCTTGATCTGTCAGCTTGTGATTGCTTGTCCATTTTGTGCTGCTTATCAACAAAGATGGCTGATTTGAAGCTGTGCCGACTGTTCTTGTGTAGACCTTTGAATGACCGCTGTATCTACTAGGGTTGGTGACATTGTTACTGCTGCTGCTTATCGTCAAAGCACGATCATCAAAATAAATTTTTGTAAATTCTTCAAGTTGATGCGGTGCCATCACAATAACCATATGCAAATATTCGTCACCGCCAGACGTATCCATAAAAACAATATTGCCACCAATGCGCGGTGCGCCATAAACCAGCTTGCGCGTGGCGTTCGTCAGCCTTGTTGTGACGTTACGCCCCTGCATTTCATTAGAACCGGATGGATCGCCGCCATCTGGCGCATCACCCGCAAGGGCTGCTTGTGCGCCATATAGTGCTAAATTTGTGAGGAATGTTGTGCCAATCAAAGTCGCTGTGATTGCGGTGCCGGTGATGTACGCAACGCCAGTGCTGATCGCTGTGCTGACAATAGCTGGAATAATCGCCGCTGCCATATTACACCTTCCACGCTTGTTTTGCCGCGCTTAACGGCAGAAAAACCAAACCATCTTGACCCATCGCGGCAACCTTGTCACCGATCACCAATGATAACGCATCACCGGTTGGCGTGTCTATTAGTGCAACATCGCCCCGCTGCGCTTTAATAGGCTCTATTTCGCTCAATCTAGCCCCTACGCTGGCCGCAAGATCGCCCGCGCCTATCTTTAGCAAAGCCTTTGCAGAACCCGCTGCGGAGCGATATTTGCCGATAAAGTCATCAAAGCGTGATGATCCGCACATAGCTTTTTCCGCATATAAACAAAACAAGGCACAATCTGCCTTGCCCCATTCAAACTTTTTATGCCGCCATTCTTCGATGTGATCGTGCAAGCGTGTCGGCCAATCTACTAGCCGCCCCATTTGATCACCTTTGATTGCTGGCTGTTGATAAAATTGAAGCCTTTGTCAGTGCTGTCGATCAGCCGTTGATCTTGTGATGTGTATCGGCGCACCCTTGCACGCTCCAAATCAATCAATCTGTTTTCGGCTGTCAGCGCAATACTGCACGTTTCACCGCTTTCTTGAATTGTCATAACATCCATCCGACCGCTGAACACTTGATAGCTGTCAACGGTTCCAGCATCAATCGTGCCGATATAAATATTGACCGGACGATACCTATAATTTTCAGTCAATGCCACCGACAGAATGTCAGATGAAATGCCTTGCAGTGACATTTTCACGCCTTTCGCGGCAATTTCTGTGCTTTCTTCGATTGCTGATATATTGATAAGCGTTCCGGCTCCGGTATATGTGTCGCCATCAACCGTCAAATCGCCGTAGCCATTCCACAAGCGCACTGTGCCGCTGTCAAATTGCAATTCAACAGCAACAAAAGCGGTAAAGCTGGCATCATTAAAGCCGGATGGTGAACCAGTGCGCGTCATAGTGCTTCGACCGCAGCAAAGTTTATCGCATAAAAACCAGCGGTGTTGATTGTCCAAACTGCTTCATTGCTAGTCAGCCGGAAAACACCTTTTGCATTACTGACCACAACAGTCGCATCATCATTCGGTGATGATCGCAAATCCGGCCACAAGTTCAACGTGGCTTCGCCGCTGCCGTTACTGCTTACATCTTCAAGCACTTTATAAAGCCGCGCTGACGCACCGCTGCCAAGCTGGATATAATCACCGGCCTTCAAATAACCTGTTGCCGATGCTGGCAAACCGTCAATGTTCAAATTGTTGCCGGTTTGACTTGCACCATTTACAAGTGGCGTGCCAGCCGCAGATGCCGCTGATCCGCGTGGCGTTGCGCCATTTGGATCGCCAAGCAGAAAAGTGCCAAATTGCCCACGCAGCCGCAGCAAAAAACTGTTCCAATATTCGCTATCTTCGCGCTTGACCGGCGGGATCGTGATCGTTGCCGACCAGCGTGCGCCAGCGTGCCGGACGACTTGCTGTGAAAACGTGAACGGGCTTTCGGTAATTGCCACAACATCTGTCGCTGTGATCTCGACCCGCGCAATCCCTGTTTGCGTTGGAAATGCCAATGGATAGGTTTCAGCCATAACTATGCCCCAAAGCTGGACGCAAATGAACCGCCTCGATGGCGTGCGTCAATGACAGCCGCTTTTGCGGCCTCTTGTATTTGCGGCAACATTCCGACCACTTCAGCGCGTACTGTTTGCGATACGCCAGCCGACAGATTGATGGTCTGATTGACCACAACAGCCCCGCCGCCGCCTTTGCCATTTGGCACAATGCTGCCGTGACCAGATGGCACGAACAATTCCGCACCTTTTTCCCCGACCAAATGGGGCTGTCCAGCGGTAACACGACCGCCGTTTGCCCTTGCTGGTAGGCCAGAAACAAAACTTGGAACACCAGCGGCGATTTGACCAGCACCGAATAGATTAAGCCCAGATAAAAAGCTGCTAACCTTAGATGTGATTTGCTGTTGGATTTGGATGCGGATCAAGTCGCTAATGATTGACCGCGCCATTGATTTAAACGCATCCTTGGCATTCATAGTGCCGTCAATAACGCCAACAAGTGAATCCTCAAGCGACTTAACGCCGCGTGTGGCCGCATCTTGCATATTCTTTGTTACGTCTTGCGCTGCTTTGGTGTATTCGGTCAAAGAAGATGTGCTTTCTCTGATTGTGCCGGTTGTCATACCGACTTTTTCATTTACCCGATCAAAGCCAAGAGCCAAATCAGCAATTGGGGCTTTTGCTTTTTTTGTTGTTTCAAGCAAGACTTTGATATTGCCCTCAGTGTCCATAACCGCTTTGCCAGCGTGTTCCATATTAAACACCATCCGGTCAATATCTTTTTCCAAAGCCTTGCCAAATTTAAACTTTTCCATTGTGATGCCAACTTCAGCGGCAAGATCAACAATGCCATTCAAAAATTTACGCAAGCCAGCGGTCGCGAAATTCAAACCCTTCAAAACGTGAATTAAAACAAATTCGCCAACTTTAGCCAAAACCGGCAAAAGTGTTGCTGTAATCTGATTGCCAAGTGACGACAGCACTTGCCCTAGCTTATCAAATCGGTCGTTTGCTTCCTCAACAGCGTTTGCTTGTTCGCCGGTCAATTCAATCGTGACTGCATTAAATTGATCACGCAGATTGTTCATTTCTTCTGAACCATTCTGCAATGTGTTCACAAGATTGACACCAGAACGGCCAAACAGGTCGAACGCAATCCGCACGCGGTCAGCCGGTGCTTCGATTGTTTGCAGCCGGTCAGATACTTCATTTAACAATTCATTGGTTGGTCGTAGACTGCCAGCGGCATCCATTACCTTGATACCTAACGCCTCAAAAGAACGCAAGCCGGTGCCAATGCCGGTTGATGCTTCGGAAATAGACCGATTGAACCGCGTCAGACCTTTTTCAAGTTCTTCAGCGGATGCGCCCGTTTGACTAGCCGCAAATTGTAATGATTGTAATTCATTAACGGTCAGCCCAAGGCGGCTGGATGCTTTTGCAAGATTGTCAATCTTATCGGCAAACAGTTTAAGTGCCGTTGCAGCACCCAAGGCGACAAGCGCACCCTGCACGCTGACAACAGCCCTTTTTACGCGAGCTAAACCAGCCGCAACAGTTCTGAACCCTTTTTGGGTCTTATCAATGGCTGCGATAACAAAATTAAGTTTTGGATTTGCCATCGTCTATCACCTTAAAATAAGCGAACCATTCGTTCAGTTCTGTTAGCGTCAATTGTTCAATTTCGGCTTGTGTCTTGTGTAAACGATCCGCTAAAGCCATCATATTCAGCCGCAGCGGATCGCTTTTTAGTTTTTTTCCGCATCCTCGACAGTTTCAATATCGCCAAACATACGGCCAGCAATATCAGAAATCAGCGTTACACTTTCTTTCATAAGATACATCTTATCTTCAAGTGTGAATAGACGCTTGCCATCAACATCTTCAGCTTTTGCAATAATCAGATCGACCATTCCGGTCACTGTCATATTGCTCAGAAAGTCTTTGTGCTTTCTTTGCAGCTTATCAATGTCGCCAGCGGTAATAGCCCCAGAATAAATAATCAACGGCTGACCTTCTTCGCCCCACTCAACAACCTGAATTTGATTACGTTGCAACGCACGCCGCGCTGCTATCTGTTCTCCCAAGCCCATAATTTACCCCTTTAAGATACGGTTGTTTCAGTTAGACCACCGGTGCCTTGCAGCGAATAGGTCGCGGTGTTAATGCCATCAGATGAAACGCCGATTGAACGGCTGGTGACAATCGCAGAACCGGTCAGCTTATGATCACCAGATGTGTTGCCTTCCATTTGCAAGTTCAATGTCACGCTATCGCCAGCGGTCACGTTGTTTTGCGCTGTGTCTGTGTCGTCAAAATATGTTTCAACGGTTGCAGTGAAATCTGTGAATGATGCCTTGTATGATTTGGCAGTGTCGCCCATCACTGTATCTTCGATTGTGTCGGCAGTTTCATCAACAGAAAAGCTGATCACTTCAGCCATTGCATCTGTGCCGATTAGAACGACACCATCGTTTCCTTTAAAAGTCGCCATCGTTATATCTCCTAAACGGCAGTTTCAACGTCATTTTCTTTGGTGCGGTATTGCACCGAAAGAGTGAACCGACCAACGGCAACCGGCTGTTCGCCATCGCCACTATAGTCAGCCTCAAACGCAACAACCTGTGCATCTTTTGCCAGATTGTTCAGCGTCACATCAGCGGCAATGGCTTCTTCAACCTCAACCGCAATAGTATCAAGCGAATTATCATAGTTCGCTGTGCCAGAAACGTATGCTTCAACAGCAACGTCAAGAACCCTATTCACAGAACGCGCCAAAGTGATTGTATCAAATTCGGTGGCTTCGCTCTTGGTAAAAATACACAATGCCGGAAGCTTTGTCTGTTCCAGCGGAAATATACGGCTGCGGAATACGTTGCTGCCGGTGGTTGTCAATCCCGTTAATGTCGTCACGATCTGGTCGCGGATTTGCTGCCTAACGTGCGCCATTATTGTTTCTCCAGAACCAGCGTGGTCATACCAGTGCCGTCATCTTGCACAATCCGCATTGTATAGGCCACCGCGTTGATCGTGATAGTGTCGCCTTCAACGGCGGTTGATACGTCTGCGGTGCGGCAAACAAATCGTGGCTGTTGTAATGCAAAGCCAACGCCCCCGCCAGCGTCAACCTCGACAAAATCGTTGTCAAATATGCCATTGATAGTGCCGCCCGAATAGGTCGCCGCAACCCCAAAATCGTCAACGCCAATGAAGATGGCGCGATCATCTGCGGTTTCGACTGCCATTAGTCGGCATCCACTTCAACGGCCTTTGCCTTTTTAGCTGACCACAGTTTTGCATAGCCGCGATCAATCAGCTTGTTCGCCTCATCTTCACGAACATCGTGATCTTCACCGGCAAGCATAATGCCGACTGATCCCGCTTGGCAGTCTTTGATAGTTGTAATTTTGATCAGTTTCGTTGTCATTTTTTCTTTGTGTTCCGCTTTACTAAGCTTGACGCTGATTTCTTTGTTAGGCCAATTGCCCGATCAGTGATGCCCTGTTTTTCTTCGTAGACCTCGACCTTGCCAGTATTGACCAAATCAAGACCCACATTATCAGTCACTTCGACAACATCGCCAACTTCGTGCGCTTTGCCTTGAATTAGAATATTGCGTTTACATTTTATTTTCATATTAGACCCCTATGGGAAAGACAGGGCGACTTGCGCCGCCCCGTCAGTTTATTTAGGCATCAATGTCAAGGCACGCAGCGAATGACTGTGCGTGACGAACAGCAATGTCAAGTTCTTGCATAACGCGGATGCGAACCGCGCCTGTTGAACCGGCTGTGTAAGGGTCGATCAAGATGTCTGGTGTGCTGAAGAAGCCCATCATCAACTGGCTGAAATCACCGTAGATCATTGCAGATGCAGTTGAAAGTGTGCCTTTTGTCAGGTCAGATGGCACGTTGTTGGTGATCGCAAGGTCGTAACCATAAAGGCTGTTCCAAGGCGCATCCAGCAACATTACGCTGTCAGTTGACGCAACCTTTGAAGTTGAAGCCATATGTGACTTAACTTTCGGGTTGGTCAGATAGGCAAGGGTGTTGCCGTTGATTGCAGCGTTGTCAACTTCGACTTCTTTGACCAGATCGGTGATTGCTTGCCAAGTCAGATCGCCACCGTTTGTGCCGATAGCAACTGAACCAATGCCAGTTGTGCCGGTGATGCCGGTTGGCTCATTAGAACCGCCGCCTTCGATAGCAACATCTTCAACTTTTTGTGCAATCGCGTTCAACAGATCATCGCGGATGATTTGCTCAACAGATGGGTCAGACTGAATCATCAGCAAACGGCTGATATCTGTAAATGCACCAAGTGACTTTGGTGACATTGTGATCTGTGAGAACACTGCGTTCACCTCAGATGTTGCGCCATTCTCAGCAACGAAACCGGCTGAAACACCAGTTGCAAGCTTTGGAATAGCAACGTCACCTTTTAGGCCGGTCATAAAGCGTGCGCCAAGCTCATTGAACACCAAGCGCGAACGCAGGGCATCAACAAACTGATCACCAAGATGATCTGTGCCGACCAAGTGACCACCGGCTGTGGCTGTGCCAACAGTCAGGTCACGCTTGCCGCCCCAGAATGAATCCGGTGCATAAAAACCGCGTGCTTCGCGGCCATTGTTCTTTGCGATTTGCTCAGAAACTTCACGCTCAAGACCCTGCAAGCCAGAACCATTGACCAAGCCGCGAACAGCTTTGATGAATGAATATGAACGCTCCTCTTTAGCTGACATATCAACCGCACCGGCTGACTGCTCAAGTGGCTTGCCTTCGCCAATGGCGTCAAGCAATGTTGCGCGGAATTGTGCGACAGACTGACCAGCACCAATGGCTTGATCGGCTAGGTCACGGCGGTTGTGTTTAACAGCAAGATTGATGATCTCGCTGGCATTCTTTTGAAAATCACGCTTTGCAGCTTCGGCTGCGGCTTCGCGAATTTCCTCGTGATTTACTTCGGTCATCTTGACCTCCTTTTGTTTAATCACTGGTTCGACAAATTCAGCTTTGCGGTTCACGCCGACACCAGCGTCAGCGGGAACGGATACAATGCTGGCTTCATACGGAACCCAAGATGAAATCGCGACTGTCCCATCACGCTCATTCTTTTGCTCCATTTCGCGGATTTGATAGCCGATGCTGACGTTGCTTCGTATCCCATCCTTGACATCTTGATACACCTCTTGAGCCAGCGCACTTTTTCCAAAGCGAACCACTGACCGCAACTTGCGATCAGCTTGATCCAAATAAGTTCTTTCAATAACGCCAATCTGCTTTGTCAAATCGTGGTCTAGCAATAACGGTGCGTGACCGCTGCCCAACCTTGACAAATCCACTGCGCCATCACTGTGACGCAAAACCTCTAAACCGAAAGAACGCTCAACGGGTTCTTCGCTTGAAATCGACATTCTGACGCGGCGGTCATCTTCTTCGACCATATCCGCAGCGCGTGAACGAAACACCAGTTCACCGCGATCAAGCCGATCATCATCTTTATATCCAGCAGTTTCAACAACCGGCGGTGTCGCATCTGACTTGCCAAACGTGATTGTCACGCTGTCGTCAGTCTCGACAATATCTTGAATGTGTCTGTCCATTGTCTTTACCTCGCTTGTGCTAAGATACCGCAGATCATTGATCTTGGTCAATGTGCTAAACTTGTGACCCACAAGGCGATCTGTGCCTTCATAGCCTTCATCTGTGCTTTGATATATGCGGATCAACGCGGCTGGGTCGTCCGGTGTGCCGGTAATTGTGAAATCGCTGTCTGGCACGTTGATTGATCCATCGCGTTCAATGCGTTCAATTTCGCCCCGCGCAGTGCCGCCGGATGATCCCCACGATACAAAGTCGCCAATCGAAAGCGCATCTGGTGCAGCGCGTTCGCTTTCGTCAATTCTATCCAAAGCCATATCTTTTGCCCTTGCCCAAGTTTGTCCTTCGTTCCCACCCCAAGCCGCCCACGCGACCGCGCCCCGACTTGGATATCCTTCTTCACCGGCACTAAAACCTTCGGCTTCTTTGTCAACTTCGTGACGGCTGAAAAAGCTGTGCATCCGGCGCACCGTATCGGCAGACAGTTCTTGCCGATTAACTAACTGACGCGCACGCGCAACCGCAACGGCTGTGCCGCCTTTTTTGCCTTCTTCACGCCATTTGAAAAACTTGCGTGCTTGCGCTGCCATACCTTCGGTCGGCTTCAAGTTGATTTCAACGCCTTTATAGGTCGCCATCTTCTTCACGCCCTATGTCTATTGATGGTTGCGCTGGTAACTTAGTGCCGAACGGCTGAAAAGCGGTGTCGATGCCATAACGATCAGCCAGTTCGCTTTCGCGATTGATCTGTTCAAAGATTTCTTCAGTGTCACGCCCATATTGCGAATGCACATCTTGCAAGCTGACGATGCCGTTATTCAGTGCGGTGACGCTGGCGTTGATCTCTTTAGCTGGATCGACCCAAGCAAAGCCGCGTGGCCGGTATATCACTTGATCAGCAAACAGGTCATATTTGCCCATCGGCAAACTGACGCGGCCAACAGTTATCGCCATTTCAAGCCAAGCCCTATAGATCGGGTCAATAAACTGGTCGATCATAAATTGTTGCACCATCTTGAAATGGTCGCGATCTTCGATTGTGCCTTGCCGAATTGATGAATAGCTAACGCCTTCAAGATTGTTGGCAAGCGATACATATGAAACGCCAAGACCGGACGCGATCCCGCGCAATATGCCCTTTTCAAACTCCGCAAAGCTGTCAGTCGGGTTTTGCGGGTCAAAAGCTGTGAATGACATTCCAGCCGGTAACTGTGTGAAAGTGGCTGGTTCCGCTGACATTATCGGCGCGTTGTTATCGTAATCGTCACCGACAAAGCCATCACCTTCAGGGCTAGTAAAGAAACCCATCTTTGATGCAGCAACCCGCGCATTCACAAGCGTGGCTTCTTCGTAACCGTCCAGCATCTTTAAGCGGGTCAATACGTTGCTCATCCACGGCACGCCACGGGTCTGCCCAGCGCGGTCTTGCAAATAGCAATGGATGATTTCACTAGCTGGCACAATCTTATGATGCCGCTTTGTCTTGCTGCCATAACCTTGATCGTGATGTGGATGATCTTCAAACAGATAATAGTTTAACGGCTTGCCGGTGCGCTTGTCTAATTCAACGCCCATCCGCACTTCGTTGCCGTTGCTCAACCGTGTGTCATAGCCCTCATCAAGATAATCGGCTTCAAGAAACTTCAGCGAAAAGCCAAACGGGTTTCCGGCTGGGTTTTTAATCTTTTGGATTAGCACTTCGCCATCGCGTGCCAGCGTTTCCATAAACAACCGCTGCGCTTGCACCCACGATACGCGGCCATCAACAGTGCAGAAACCAGCCCGACCCCACGCTTGCCACGCCTGTTCGATGATCCGGTTGCCCACGCTGTCTAGCGAATTGTCGTCATTGCGCTTTCGCACTTGTATCCGCACGCCGTTCGCGCCAACCACATTTGTTGACATTATCTGCAAATAGCGTTTGGCATATGGATGATTGCGGCTGATTTCGCGGCAACGATCCCGCAAAACGCGCAATGATGGCTTGATTTCGCTGTCTGCCGACCGGCTGCTTGATACGAAATCACTGAATAGTCGGCCAGTATCCGCGCCGTGAAATGCCCGAACCGCCTTGCGTGGTTGGGGCTTTGCTTTGAAAAAGTCAAAGATGCCCATTGTTAAAACCTCACCAAGATGGTTGCGCCAGTGTTATCGCCTTGTCTGGCGCGTTCTTTCTGCAATTCTTTTGCATATTCTTTGCGGTAATAATCCCGCGCACTATTTAAATCTTCAAAAGACATTTTAGTCAATGACCGCCCGTTGATGCTATAGCTAGCAACATCAGCATCCGCTTTGCCTTGCAAGACGCTTTCAATCTTGTCGATCATTACCTGTGCGTGACTGCGCGGGTCAACATTGTCATCCAGATCAAAATCAATATCCAGCGTGCCAGTGTCGATGATGATCCGGTTGCTGGTCGCTGTTTCTGTGATCTCTAGCTGCCAGTGATAGTGGCCTTGAGTGAATGACGCGCTGTCAGTGCTGTTGATTGTAAAAAGGTAATATGTGCTGGCTTCGGTTGCTGCAACCTTGATTTCGCTGCTATTGCCGTGGGCTAAACGCGCAACCCATTCTGCGCTGTGCGTGGCAACAGGATAGTCGCCAACAATATCTTCACGTTTCCATTGAACAAAATCACCAATCGCAAAGTGCGTTGGCTCTGTTGTCGGTGCATTATCTGTATTGAAAAGGTTTGCCATCAGTTACCGCCAGCTATTAACAAAGCCACCCTGCTTCGGGCGGCGTGCAAGTGGATTAGACTGTTGCGGCTGCGGTGGTGCTTGTGGTTCCGGTGCATTGACGACCCTATCGGCAACAGCGTTAATATTCAGCGACAAGATGCAAAGTGCCGCATAAGCGTAGACCCTGCAATCAAGTGCTTCGTTTCTTGTGCGTGTTTTAACAAAATCGCGGCGTGGGAACCCTTTTTGATATTTTGTGACAATTTTCTCAGAATTTGCTAATTGCTGATAATACTCGTCAGAACGCCCCGCTGGAAAGTGACAAAACCCTGCACCCTCCGATTGTACCTTTAATCTTGAGAAAATCAATTCCTTGATCGGAAAAGTGCCAATTGCGAACAGTTTAATCTTGCCAATGTTGTTTTTAGTCGGTCTGGACACCAATGGCCGCTGTTCACCACCCATACCCTTAATCGCAAATATGCGTCTGCCTTCGCGTGGCCGGACAAAGTTATAGACCGCTTGCGTATAGTGACCGCCACTATCTATGCACGCTGCCCTAATCCCTAGCTGTCGACCGCTTTCGGTCGTGTAGCTGGCTTTTAGTATGTTATCCAGATCGTTCCATAAATGCGGCGTTGACGGGTCGCCATACAAGGTCAACCATTCAAGACTGAAACTGCACTCATCGCGACCCCATCCGATAACCTCAACGGCCAAATAGCTATCTTGAACGTCAATGCCAGCGGTGATGACAACAACGTCATCCGGTATGCTGCCAGACCAATCTTGTTCGCGTTCCCGAAAATCTATCTCTCCGACAGTCTCACCTTTATCTTCAAAGGTTTCTGCTAAAAATGTATTTACAAAAACGCGCAACGTGTCGGCTGACTTCTTTGCAACCAGAAAATCACGCACCGCGTCAGCCATTACCGTCCAAGGGCTGTAAATGCCGTTGATGTGGAAACCAGCAACTCCAGTGAAATCCGCAGTTGCAATCCATTCACCCTTGCGAACAGCGCGGTTTCGCTTTGGGTCATCCCAGATCGACCCGCAAGCCTCACAGACATAACAAGCCGTTTCGGGTCGGTCTTTTTCCCATTGCACTTGTTTCCATTTCAACGTCTGTACTGTGCCGCAATCTTCACAAGGAACGTAATACTGACGCTTGTCGCTTTCTTCATATTGGCTTTCTATCATTGACGCGCCTTTGTTGGTCGGCGTGCTGACCATTACCATTTTGCGATTGTGGAACGTGGCCGACCTTTTTCTTGCCAGCAAGATTGGCGATCCCTCAGAACCAGCCGAAACAGGAAAGCGGTCAACCTCATCGCATAAAACAATTCGGATTGGCCTCGATGCCAGCCCAGCCGCACTATTTGATCCGACCAAGCTGATATGACCGCCAGTGAAAACTTTGTGCGTTGTGGTGTTGTTTGCATCACGGCTGCGTGGGTCTTTGACTTTGTATTTCAAAGCTGGTGTATCGCGCAACATTGGCGCAAGCCGGTCTTTAGAAAACGCTTGTGCCATTTCCAGCGTTGGCTGCACAAGCAAGATCGGCGCAGCATCGTGATGAATATGGAAGCCAATGACGTTCAACAGCATTTCGGTCTTGCCAACCTGTGCGCCAGCCATAACCACAATATCACGCAAGGTCGGATCGCTGATCGCATCCATAATCCCGCGCTGATATTCTGCCCGTGATGTGATCCAACGACCGGCGGCTGCACTAGCTTCCGAGCTTAGCCGCCTTTCGCGGTCTGCCCACTCGCCCACGCTTAGACGGGGCGGCGGCTTCAGCGTTTGCATCGCTTCCGCTATCACCGCTGTCAGTGACGACTGTGCGTCCTGCGTGCTGGTGTGGTTGGTAAGCTGATAATTCATCCAGTGCTTCCCTTATCTGGTTTTCCAATATGCTTTGAATGGTCGGCAAGTCAGTCTCAGTGGCGCAGATCGGCGCACAAATAGAAGGCACTGCCAACAGCTTTGCCTTCATCGCCGCCAGCACTTCGACCCAAGCACCGGCAACATCGTCAGATGCCACCAATTTGCGTTTGGCTTGTAACAACTCAAGTTCAGCCATTTGCGCGTCAGCTTCCATTTTTCTAGCGCGTGCTGCGTTATAATCTGCATCTTCGATCTTTGGCCGTCCGACTGGCCTTTTTGTTTTTTCGGCAACTTTCTGCACCATTATCCACCCATTGTTGCAATTATTGTCATAATTCTGTCGCTAGAAATGTTTTGCGGTCGCGCGTTACC